CGTCGTTGTGGACGGTCACGGCCAGGCCGTCGACGCCCTCGACCACCAGCTCGGCGCGGCGGCCGCCGGTCCAGAAGACGGCGAAGACGTCGCCCTCTTCGAGCGTGGGCGTTGCTTCGAACGTGAACGTGTGGAGCGAGTCGTACACGTTCATTCCGCCGTAGGTGCAGTTTTCTGGCGTGGCGGCGGGGTACTGGCCGCCCTCGTGGGCCGTGCCGGTGAGCGTGCGGTTCGACTGCACGGAAAAGCCGGCAACCGACGCGATGAAGGTGATGGATGCGGTGGGCATGATCAGGGCTCAGGTGTCAGGTGTCAGGTGTCAGGGAAGAACGTGGAAAGAACGGGCGATTAGACCCACTGCGGGACGCGGAGGTCGGTATTCAGTTCGAACGTGCAGGCCATGGTCATGTCGCCTTCGACCGGCTCGTCGCGCTCAAACTTGGTGACCTCATAGTCGGCAATGAACCCGTGCCCCTGGTCGTCGAGCGCGGCCAGGGCAATGGGCGTGTCGAGCATGAAGGCGTTCTTGATCGCCGTGAAGCCGGCGTCGGTCGGATCGTAGAGCAGGCCACAGTCCAGCGACAAGTTTTTCAAGGTGGTCTTTTTGCCCTTCCACTTGACCCCGCGGCGTACGCGGTCGATGGTTTCCTTGTCGCCGGAGACGGTTACGTCCTGGACGTTGTTGAGCGTGGTGGCCGGCGTGGTGTTGACGGTGCCGTATTTCAGCAGGGCGTCGAGGGCGATGCAAAAGGACATGGGCGGGGATCCTTACTTGAGGGTAGCGGCCCAGAACCGGGGCAGCCGTGGGCGGAGGGAGTCGAGGGCGGGGGCCATGAACGGGCGCTTGGGGTAGCGGCGGGCCTTGTAGCGGCCACCGTGTTCGTGGGCCGATGCGGACGGGCCGACGAACTGGGCGGCCGGGCCGATCAGGGCGGTCGTGTCGGAGGCTTCGAACAGGATGGAGCGGCGGAGCGCGCCGGCTCGGGTGTGCGGCGCGCTGCCTGGACGCGAGGCCTTCTTGCCTTTGCGAATGAGCTTTCTCGCCTCTAGCCGGAGCACGGCCGCGGCGTGCCGAATGCCGGTAATGCGGGCCTTGTGGGCCGCGCGTCGGACGCGGTCGGGGGTCATTCGGACGCGGGTTTTGGTCGTTACGCGGGTCATCAGGCGTTGGTCGTGTACTCGACGTGAAAGACGCCGACGAAAAGGTTGTGGGCTTTTAGGTGATCGAGCGACGGGGCGGCAATCAGCTCCTGCTTGCGCCAGCGGGCGGCCGGGTAGTCGGCCAGCGTTTGGTTGCGGAGGGCCACGCGGAGCGTGTCGAGCGTGGCTAGGGGATCGGCCAGGGCATTGGGGGCCGCGTCGATCGGCGCGGCCAGGGCGACGGCCACGCGGCCCGTGTAGCGCGTGCGGCGGCGGGCGACGGGCTCCTCGCTTAGCGGGCCTTCGCCGTCCGGATAGGCCGGCGCGACGAGCACGCGGGCGGTGGCCAGGTCGGTCAGGACCACCTCCGGCGCGTAGGTCACCACGGCCGGCAGCGTGGGGCTGTCGAGGTGGGCGGCAACGGCGGCGAGGAGCGTGTCGAGGTTCATTGGAGACTAGGAAAGGGCGTTGGCGACGAATCCGCCGGCCAGGCCTCCGAGGAATCCGGAGCCGGCCATGAAGCCCAGCAGTGCGGCAAATTTCACTTCCAGCCGGCGGACTCGCGTTTCTAGCTTCGCGACCGGGCACGCGGCGGCGTGTTCGGCGAGTGCCAGGCGGGCCGCCTCCACGGCGATGGTCCGCATGTACTCGCTGAGCGGCACGCTAACGGCGTTGCCCGTGGATTCGGATGCGGGTTGCGGCATGATCGGAATACCTGTAGGGCGTTTCGCCGGAGGGGTGACGAACGGTGTAGGTCTGGCGGGCGGCGTCTTCAATCGTGTCGCCGGCGGCGGGCGTGATGAGCTGGCCGTCGAGGGCCAGGTCGGAGGCTTGCAGGAGCCAATCGGTGGTGTGGATGATCGTGGTCACGCCGGTCGGGTCGATTTGCTCGAACTCGGACCGGCCGCGGGTCGCGGTGAGGACCACGGAGGCCTCACCGCGACGGTAGCGGATCGGCTCGCCAACGGCCCCGTCAAGGGCGGCGGCGAGTAAAGCGGCGGGGTTCACGTCAGAACAGCAGATCGACCGTCATGGAGACGGTGGAGGCGTTGCCGGCGGCCGAGTTGGTGGCCTGGACGCGGACGTACCGGTCGCAGTCGGTCGGCAGCCGGAAGCGGACCGAGGCGGCGGCCGCGCCGGAGCCGTCGCCCGTCTGGGTGAGGACTTCCTTTGCGACGGTCCGGACGCCGGCAAACGCGGCGTCCGGCGCGCATTGGACGTCGTATTTCATCGTGGCCGCGCTGCCCAGCATGGCGTTGGTCAGGGCGGGGGCCGAAATCAGCAGCTCGCACGCGGCGAGGAACTGGCCGCTCGAGGGAATGAGCAGGTCGAGGCCGGCGGACTGGACGGCCGCGGCCCCGTTGGGCAGGGCCTTGGTGGCCGTGAAGCCGGCGTCTTTAACGAGGAAACTCATTGCAAAACCTTGGGGCTAAGTGGTGGAGGTTGGCGGTGGGTGGCAGGCGGGCGGCCGGGGCCGGCGGAAACAGATGAGGCCGCCAGGCCCCGGCCGTGCAACGGAGGCCGCGGCTTAGAGCGTCAGGGTCTCGGTGTTGAGGATGCCGTCGGTCACGGCGATCGGCACGCCAAAGGACTCGGTCGGGATCGGGGCCGGGGCGCCGGTGGCGTTGGTGGCCGTCCGACTCAGGCGGAGTTGCTCGAGGCTCCGGCGGCTCATATACATCACGTCGGGCGTGATTCCGGCGGGCCAGAGGGCCAGCGCGGCGGCGATGCGGTCGTCGGTGAGCGTTTTGCCCGAGTCGGCGGTGAGCTTCTTGATTCGGCCGAGTTTCTTGACGTTGGCCACTTGCAGGCCGGGACGCATGAGCAAATCCTGGACGTATCCGGTCAGGGGGTTTCCGGAATCGTCGTGGATCGTCTCGACGCGGGGCTCGGAGACGGCCAGCTCGCCGCCTTGACCCAGGACCCACGTCACGGAGTCGACGCCCCACTTGACCAGCCAGACCGAGGAGGCCGTGGCGTCGGTCGTTCCGGCGGCGTCGACCACCATGGCCGCGTCGACGGCGTCCACCAGGCCGGGGAAACCCTTCGCATCGCCAAACGTGGCATTGCGGCCGTAGTAGAACGCCCGGGCCAGGGCGTTCATCGTGCCTTCGAGGATCCCGGCGGCCTCCATCGCGATGAACGCCTCGGGGCCGTCTTCCGACGCGTCGGCCACGGCCTTATCACACTCCCAATAGGGATTGATAATCATGGCCTCGACGAGGCGGTTTATGTAGGTGGACTTCACCACGGCCGTCCCTTCGTTGGCGTTGCGGAACGCGACGGTGGGGACGGAGGTACGCACTTTGGTGCGGTAGTTGAGTCCCTTGATGGTCCGCCAGTAGCCGGCGGCGATCTCGGGATGGGTCTGCATGGCCTCCTCAATCAGGCCGGCGGCGGCGTCGGTCCCATTGAGCGTGGCAATGTCCAGGAGCGTGGGGCGGGACATGGAAAACCTCGTGAAAAGTGGGTGGGGCGGGATGGCGGAGGGGAGGAGGGAAGCGGGAGTCTAGCGGCGGCCTGGCAGGCGGAGGCCGAGGGCGAACGCGGCCAGGCGGTCGGGCAGGGCGTTTTTCAGTTGTTTGGCGCCGCGGCCGGAGGCAGTGGTCTGTTGGCTGCCCTCGCCGTCGGCAAAGGAGGCCGGTTCGGAGTCGCCCAGGGATTCGCCCAGGGCGGTAAGGCGTGCCTGGAGTGCCGCGATATCGGCCTCCAGGTCGGCCGTGTACTGGGCGCGGGCGGCTTCGAGGCTGAGCCCCTGGACGAAATACCGCGCGCCTCGGGTCTCGCCAAACGCGGCGACGAACGCGGCCCCGTCGATGGCGCGCTGTTGGGCAGGGTCGGCGGGCGGGGTTTCCGGCGGCGTGGCGTCTTCGGGCTCGTCGGCCGGATCGTCGACGATTTCGGCCTCGGGGGCTGGTTCGTCGGTGGCAGCGTCGGCGGCCGGCGGCCTGGTGGCGCCGTCCGATTCGTCGGCGTCGGCCGGGGTCGCGGAATCGTCCGGCGCGGGATCCGGATCGGCGGGCTGGTCGACCGTCGCGTCTTCCTTCGGCGCGGGATCCGGTTCGGCGGGCTGGTCGACTGTCGCGACTTCCTCCGGCGCTCGATCCGGATCGGGAGGCGTGAAGCGGGCGGCGGCCAGGTCGGGGTGGCCGGCGCAGAACTCGGTGTGCGTGTGCTTGTCGTACCCGTGTGGGCAGATGGCCACGCCACGGAGCGACCACTCGCGGAAAATGAGCATGGGCCCGGCCAGGGTCCGGCCGTTCACTTCGGCCGTCATGCCCTCTTGCAGGTATTCGAGCCGGAGGCCCTCGTCGGTGTCGAACGCAATGGACGCCTCGTAGGGCACGCCGGCCTTATGGTTGGCCAGGACTTCGCGGGCCCGGTCGCTGGTCAAAGCGAGTTGCCCGTCACACCAGAGCGCCCCGTCGCGATGCTGGAACGTGTCGAGGTAGCCGAGGACTTCGGCGTCGTCGTGGCAGTAGTCGAGGGCCAGGCGGCTCTTGTGCGTGCGGACTCCGTCGAGGTCGTGGACGCAGGGGCCCCAATACCAGTGGTTGAGCGGTTCGGCGGTCCGGGCCGCGATGTGGACGGGCACCAGTTCGGCGTCGGCGGGCGACCCGGCGGCCGCAAGCTGGCACTCCGCGGCAAATTGGCGGGCGTGGGCCGGAATCTGTTGGGCGGGAAGGTCAATCGTCTTGGGCATTGGACGTTTCCTTGGCTTGGGGCTGGGCTTGAGAGCCGGGGGCGGGCGGGAGGGCGTTCAGTTTTCGGCGCGCCTCGCCCAATTCGAGCAGCACGTCATCGAAGTCGACTTGCTGGCGTTTGAGGATTCGCTGTGGGCTCGATAGGCCGGCGTTGATGGCCTCGACGTCGGCCTTGATTTCCTGGGCGGGGTTGATCCAGTGCATTCCGGCCGGGAGCCATTCCCATTCCACGTCCGAGAGGGTCCAGCCGCGGGGCAGTTCCAGCTCGCCGGCGAGGATGGCCAGGGTGCAGCGCCAGTAGGTGAGCCGGTCGAGCAGTTCGGCGACGTCGGCCTGCTTGGGTTGACAGGCCTTTTCGTAGAGGATGACGGCGCCGCGGGCGCCGCTGAAATTGGTCCGGCTTTCGTCGAAGTAAATCATGGGGATATCGAGGGCCTTTAGGGCCAGCGATATCATAAGATTGCCGTAGGAGCCGAACTCTGCGGAGGGCGTCTTGCTTTCGAGCAAGTCGACTTTGTCGTCGGGCCCCAAATCGAGCTGGAACGGGCCGCGGCCGAAATCGACGGTGGTTTGCGACTTGTCGACGTTGCCGTCGTCGTCTGTGGTGGTTTCGACCTCGCCGACAGCTTCGTCGTCGTCGCGGAAGAAGGCCAAACCAAAAAGCTGGGCCAGTTTGGCCTTGGCCAACGCATAGTCAAACGATTCGTAACAGTCGCGCAGTCGGTTGATGGCCGGCGCGAGTGGCGAGATTCCACGGCCCTGGTCGAACCGGTCGAAATAGGCCAGGTGTTCGACGTATTGGGCGGAGATTTCCCGGTCGAACTGGAAGCCGGAGCCGGTCCGGTTGTGCAGGGCGTAGCCCAGCGGGCGGCCGTCTTTTGCGGTCCGGATTCCGTGGGAGTAGTTTGCCCGGTCGGTCCCGCCAGGCGTCCGGATTCGGTCGCCCTCGATCGGTGTCAGCAATCCGGATCGGAGGCGCTGGAAAAAGAAGTCGCCGTCGACCACGCGGCGGGCCTCGGCCAGCCGGATCGCGCGGCGCATGCTGTGCCGGCCGGTGATTTCAAAATTGCCCTTGAGGCCCCAGCGCCAGACGAAGCGCTCCAGGGTCTTGTCGAAGGTCTCCTTGCCGGTGTGGGCCTCAAACGAATGGGAGGCGATGAAATTGAGGTGAAGGCGGATCGCCCACGCGGCTACCTCGAAATTGCGCTGGAGGTCGCGGGAGGTGGAGACCACGGCCCGGCGCGCGGACGGCGTTAGGGCGTCGTCTTCCGACTGCAACACCACCAGCGGCGCGCGGCGGCGGCCGGTCGACGTGGCGGCGTCGTAGGTCCAGCGGGCGACGGCTCGGATGGCGGATCGGAGGGACAAGGTAGGCTCACGCGCCGGGGAACAGGACGGACGCACACCGGGGCCGGCGGCCGTTCAGCCGGGCCAATTCGGCCCGGTAACGGTCGCGGACCTTTAGTAAGGCCTCCAGGCCTTGGTACGTTACGGCCTGGCCGTCGAGCGATATGGTCGCGGCGCCGGCTCCGGAGAGGATGGCGGCCTCGATCACGGCCAGGGCGGCGGTCAGTTCGGTGGCGGTCATTCGCACAACGTAGCCGTGGAAGTTCCCCGGCGCGAGGGCTGAAACCTAGATCAGGGGTTTTGTTTTGTCGGCGCGTGTTCGTAGGTCTTATCGATTCGCGCCTGGCCACAGGTGGCGCATGCCGTCCAGCGGCGTACGATGGCCGTGTACGGCTCGCCGGCGGCCGTGAGGCCGGCGTACTCGGTCCGTCGCGTCTGGCTGTAGGGCTCGCGCTCGGTGGATCCGCAGGACGGGCAGCGGCTAAGGCTGGCCTGGGCCGTGGGGCGGGGCTGGGTCTTGGCACCGTTGGGGCGGCCTGGTCGTTTCGTTTTTGTCTGGGCGGTCATAGGTATTTGATCCTCCGTTTCTTGGCTGGGCGCTTGGTAGAAGACAGGCCGGCCGGGCGTGCGCCTCGGACGCCGGCGGCCACGTAACTTAGAATGAGCGTGTCGAATAGGTGATTGTCGCGGTTGGGTCGGGCCTGCCATTCGTCGATGGTCCGACCTCGCGCGGTCACTCGCAGCGGGTATTCCGCGGAGTAATGGTCGGCCAGCATGCGCAGATTGCCGGCGGGCAGGTGCAGGGCGCCGGGATCGCCTGGCACGGTCGAGAGCGACCGTGCGACGATCGATTTCCAGGCGTTGGCGTCGAATTGGATTTGCCGGCTCGATCGGCGGGCCGGCTTGGCCGATCGCCAGTAGTGGCCGATCCGGTCGCCCGGGTTGCGGTTGTATTCCGAGAGCGGTTTATTGACGGCCTTGATGGGCAGGCCCTTGCTGCCCGAGACGGCGGCCGGGGCCGTGCACTGGGCGATGGCCAGCTCGACTTCATCGGGCTTGTAGCCCAGGTCGACCAGCACCAGGTCGAGTCGGTAGGGCGTGCCGTCGAGGGTCCAGGTGCGCGCCAGCAGGTCGTCGAGCAGGGCGGTAATGCCGGCGGTAATCGCGCCGGTTTTGCCCGCGCCGGGGAATCGGCGGCCCAGCGTGCGCGTGGCGTCCGATAGGGTCCAGTAATCGCGCTTCTGGTCCGGGAAGCTGCCCCAGTCGACCACGCCGGCAGTGAGGTCCGCGGCGGAGGCCAGCACGGTCCAGTAGAGCACGTGATCGTGGACGTCCACGCCGGCGGTGAGGCGGACCACGGGCGGGCGGAGCGTGGGCACGGCGCCGCGGGCGTAGGCCCCGGCCGGCCGGTCCAGGATGCCGGCGGCCGTGAGTGCGTCGGCCCCGTCGGTCGCGTCGATCGGGTCGTTTTGGTACTCGGCGGCGTGGGCGGCCGGGTTACGCAGGCGGAGGTTGACGTGGAGCTGAATGGCGGAGTGGCAGCCCTGGCGGTAATGCTCCCAGGAGACTTCCGAACCGGCGTCCATGGCCTCGCGATTGGCCAGGTAGTAGGCGTCGGCCGTCGCGCCGTCGCCACCGGCGGCAAGGTCCTCGGTGCGGAGGCGGCAGTATTCGCCCCAGCGTTTTTCGTCGGTGGGCCAGGAAATGACGGCGGGCGTCCGCTGGCCGTGCCACTCTGGCGCGGATCGGCGGTCCAGGTATCGCGTGGCCAGGTCATCCGGCCGGATCACGGTACACGGCATGGCCGCGGCGATGGACGTCCCGGGGCCTCCCAGCGCGAGCACGGCGCCCTGAATGGTTTCGTGGCGGGCTTGGGTCTGGGCCGGACTGCGGGCCGATTCGTCGGTTTGCGGATCGTCCAGGATCACAAACGATGGCCGGATCGTGCGGCCGTCGGCCGTCGTGTGGGCCATGCCGCGTATCTGGCCGGTGAGGCCGGCCGTGCGAACGGTTGCCCCGGAGGCTCGCGACCCGGGTATGGTCGGGAGCGTGATTTTGTGGGACGTCCATATCAGCGCGGTGGGCGTGCCGCGGTAGAGCTGGCCGTGGGCGCGTTGGGAAATGCCGTCCAGACGGTGGATCGGATAGCAGACCTCGGGCCAGTCGTCGGCCAGGCGTTCGTTGTGCGCGAGGGCCATCTTCATCGCGTCGAGAAGCTGGGCCGCGCCCGTTTCGTCGGCTCCGATGACGGCGACGAACGGGCGGAGACCTGTCAGCAGTGCCCAGACGGCCGTTATCCAGGACAGGGTCGTCTTGCCGCTTCCTCTGGGCATCGCAAACGCAAACAGGCCGCCGTCGCGGGCGGCGAGTGCCAGGCGGTCGATGGCGTCGTGGTGGCACGTCCCGAATGGCAAATCGCAAATGTCGGGGAAATACTCGCGCGCGAAGAACGCCAGATCGTGGCCGGCTACGGCCCGGCGGTCCGGGTCGCGTATTGGCGGAATCGGCCCAATGTCTCGACCAGCGGCGGACAGGCTGCGCTGCCTCGCAGCCGCGGCCGTCTTGTGGGCGTCGTAGCGTCGGGGCATAGTGCATCATGCGTGGCGGGCGTCGATGATTGCGGCGGCGGCCAGCCGGGCCAGCTCGTCGAGTGGCAGGCCCGCGTGGTTGGGCAACGCGCGGGCCAGGTGTTCGCGGGCCAGGTCGGGCTCGTTGGCGGCCGTGTCCGGCTT